TAGGGTTCAAGTCTGGAGATTAATTCCTCTCTCGTTTTCATAATTAACCTCCCAGGTATTCTACTGATAGGACAAGATCTTGTTTGTACATCTCACTGATTAGTTCCAGGAACCGGCAACCGTCAATATCCTGTTCGTCGATCGATACCTCGAAATGTATCGGCGTGTCGGTTGAAAGAATAGAACAATATAAATCGGCGGCCTGGACATCGGCCGATATCAGCAATAGGAAGGATAATATATATTTTATCATTTGATCATTTCCCCACAATACGGGCACGCTTTGCCCCGGGTTATATTCGATGCCGACATTTTGCATTTTGAGCACGTCGGATGTGTATTCGTTCGCGTATCCTTGACGGATCCGATTTTATCTTTATTCATCCATGACAAGATCGTCGCATAGTGCGATTTGTAATTCCGGCCCTTTGTCATTATATACCGATCGACCTTGCCAATATAGTCGAGCGTTTGATCCGTGCCATATTTATCTAATAGTTTTTTATGTTCATCGGCTGTCAATTTTACCTTTGAAAATTCGCCGTACGCGGCTTTTTCTTTTATACTTTCTTTCTTCTTCTTCTTCTTCTTCTTCTTAGGAGGAATGATTCCGGAACGATTCCGGACTTCTTCCTCATAATCGGCAAACTTTTTTCGAGTCGTATCGTCAATGATTTCGAGGAACTTAGGCACATATATCGACACCCACTCGATGCCATCTTTCGACGACTTTATAATCGCCCATCTTTTTTTTAGTTCAACATTAGATAGAAAAGAGTTTAACTTTCTGGCCGTTTTTTGATGCAAACTATCTCGAATGAATCGCGTTGTAACCTCTAATTTCCAATCATCGGCGATCTTGAATTCGCGCCCGTAAATCTCTAATATTCCAAAGAATGCGAGATATCCGAACGGCCCAAATTTTTGCATTAAATAGCGAATAAAAGGATCATTAATCGAGTCGGAAATATGCTTGAACCATTTCATAGGAAGTCGCCTTTAAACTGTAGGTATTTTACCCGGGCGCCCGTATAGACGCCCGGGGAAATTGTTCATAACTGCTTTTCGAGCTCAATCAAAGATTTGTATTCATTGATAATTAGGTCACATTCGCCGTCGTCTAAAATTAAAGCCTGTTTATTCACTCCGACGGAATTTCGCGCAATAGAGATATAAGGTTTTTTGGCCGCCGGCGATTCTTTCCGCCCTCGATCCCATGACATTATGAGTTGACGCTTTTCGTTTAAATCCTCCGGATCCGACTCGACCTTTTGAATATTCTCGCCGGTATGGTTGCCGGCCTCTCCGGATGTGTCGATCTCATCGGGCCCGGACTCATCCCCGGACAAGTCGACATCGTTTTCACCGGTGCCACTATCATCGGGTTTGCGGATGCCGACTCGGTCGACCACGTCGTTATGCGATCGCGTCATATGCGCAGACAAGCCTCGAGCGGATTTGCACTTATAGCCGCAAATGGTGCACTCGACAGGCAATTCCGGATCGCCGCCGGCGCCCTTGAGTTTGTCCGTCGTCGACGGCCCGGAGGCACCGCCGGGATCCTCGCCGAAATAATCATCGATCGATCCCATGTTGTCGCGGATAGATCGATAAATCGTTTTCAACTTGAGAACCTCGTGCACCGTCGTCGTTTTCATAACGTGACCGAGTCTCTTTTTTAACATTTCGGTCGTGACGCCGATCTCTTTGAACGCCGCGACCATTTTCCGGATCTTGACCTCGATCGGATCCTCGTCGGCTAAAAGAGTTTTTCGACTATTCTCGACGGCCGCATCTTGGATGTCTTTGGGAATTACCGCCAGGATGCAAGCACGCATTCGACGAGCCCCTTGATTCGCAACCATCTCGTAAATATCCCGCGGATCCGTGAGAATCTTGACGGATCCGTTTTTATAATGCCGTTCATGTTTCACGATGAATTGACGCGACTCTTTGACGTTGTTCTCGATATCCCATGCAAAGGCCTCGGCATCGGACTCGCCAGATCGTTGAGAGATCTCGCGCACGCCGAATTGCATGTTTTGGAAATTACGCGCCAGGACTTCGGCACCCCGGATCGATATCCCCTCGACCGTCGTATCGCCTCGAGGATATGTATATAATGCCTTTTCGGCCAAATCTTTATTGCCAAATTCGGCGACGACGCGCTCTTTGACCTCCGGAAGAAACCGCGGAAACCTTTTCGCGACCATTACAGCGGCTTGAACTTCCATTACCGCCCGCTCTTGTTCGATTGAAACCATCCCCGACGGCGCCGTCGGTCGTTTCATTAAATCATTTGTCATAATCCGCCCCTTTCTATTTGTCGTACGTTAATGTGACATTATACTTAGGCATCGCTTTTGACCTCCTCGTCGACCAATTTCTCGACATCATCCTCGGCATCGCCCCGAACCTCATCCCCGAGATGGCCCGGGATTTCTTCACCGGTTTTATCTATCGCCTCTGAAAGAGCATCCCCGGGCTCGGTTTCGTCGCCCTCGGTTTCATCACCATTAAAAGGCAATTCTTGATCGTGTTGTTCGTCGTAAGTCATGCCGCGCTCTTTGACAGGATCCGCCGGCGCGAGAGTGTCAATTCTAAAATATCGAACGATGCCATCATCAAAATCGAAATAAACGTCGCAATCCATGTGCCGCATTTCGAACCCGTCGCGATATGCGTTTCGGAGCTCGCGAATATCGGCCGCAATGGTGCTAAGTTTAGATTTGTATTGGGCGGCGATCGTTTTTGCTTCCGCCGTGACATCATCAAACCGGCCCATATACTCGACCATTGACGCCGCGATTTTCACTTTTTCGGTAGATGTGAAAACGTATTTGACGAGCACGTTTTCGGTCGGTCTTTTCAATAATCTGGTCATTTTTCGCCCCTTTCAATTTAAAGTGTACTGCATTATGCAAGACGCGGCCGAGGCCTCCGGACTTTTAAGCCAATATCACATAGGCACCGACCAAGGCACCCGACCGCGAGCTCGCCCCTTTATCCATTAAAAAAATTAGAAATATGTGTTGATATCGCCATAAATCCGATCGTGAAAAGTGCGACGTTTATCAAAACCGCCACCACAAGCCCGAGATAACAAACCACTTTCTCGAGCTTATTCATGCCCCGCCTTTTTCCAGTTTGCCCACCCTGGAATATCAACCTTGACGACCTCGTCGGCATATCCGCCCCATTCGTCGAGCGCATAACATTCGGAACATTTATCGAGCGCCCATCGCACTTTGGCCCGCCCATTCTCAAGCACGTTGTGCTCGGCCTCGTATATCCCGACACCATATGGCGGATTGACTTCGGCGACGATCCAAATCCACGTATCAAAGATAATTTTAGGTCGTTTTGTAAGCGTGCTATTCACACCGCCCATATAAAAAGCCGCTTGCAAATCATAATGGAATTGCGCGATCGTTCGCGAAAATGATTGTTTGCTCGCGGGATTTGACGTTGTTTTAAGATCCGCGATGATCTGGATTTTCGGCGCTTGCCAATCCGGCCGGCATCGACACATTAATCCGGTCGGCCCATCGACAAAGAAAAAACTTTCCTCGGCCATGCCGGCGGAAAACAATCCTTTCGCGGTTTCCGTTTTCATTACTGCATCGCGCATGCGCCTTAATTGATCATGTTCTCGTTCGTTGACGATAGCACGATCGCCGACAACCGCCGCGAGCTCATTATATTTTTTACCCGTGCGGCGCCCATTCCAAAAGACGACCTTGTCGGCGAATTTATCCGGCTCGAGTAAAATGGTGTGAAAGAGTTTTCCGAATCTTAATTCGGCTTTGTCGGTAGGATTTGAACGCTCGAAAATGGCGTGTTGTGGACTTTTTCCGATAAGGTTTTTAAGAAAAGTCGATGAAATTGCATCCGACCATGGATCGGTATGGTGATATTGTTCGTCTGTTAAATTATAAATTCCGGGAATTATATCCACGAAACCCCCTTGTTTTGACTTATGACATGGCCCAAATCCGGCCACACGATAAGCGATAGGCTGTTTATTCGGCTTTTCGGCATCCCCTGGACACGCTTTCTTTCCCTATGTCGTGAAATGCCCGGGAAAAGCCTCTCAGCGCCGCTAAGTGGATTTAACCCCAAATCGCGATAAATTCATCGATGGTATTAAATTGAAAGTATTCGAATAGGTCGTTTTCGTGATAATCCAAACCCGCCAAAACCATTTTATTAGGATCTGACGGCACCGAACTATCGCCATCCGTGACAAGGAACTCGCGCCCGTCGTCAAAGATAAAGCGCCATGCGGTGCACCCGCCGCCCGTTCCATAATATTCAAATCCGAGCGCGACCATTTCGTCGGCCCTTGCAATTTCGATTCCCATTAATGTCCGCATAATTCGCCCCCTATCTAATTTTATCGGTCGCCGCTCGCCGTTCCGCCGGTGTGCCGCCGCCTTTCAACCACATGACCGGATTGCAATCTAAAATTAAAGAAATGCGCAAGGCCTCCGGATATTGACAATTACGATCGCCCGACAGAAGAAAAGATAAAAAACCCGCCGTGATGCCGAGTTTTTCCGCGACTTCTTCTTGTGTTTTCAATGCCGCTTTTACCATGACCGACCCCCCGTGTTATTGTTAAAAGATGCCTATATATTATCAGCGCGTTAATGGGTTGTCAATACATTGTTAACACATAGATAACAAAAAAACGCGCCCGGGATCCCGAGCACGTTTTTTTTATTGGCTGAAAATAAAGGCCTCGGCCGGCGTTACAGTCACGCGGGCACGTTTGCGGCGGGATTGACGCGACCGATCCCGCCGGCCAAAGCACACTTGATTTTAACTATCCGCCGGCCGGATCCCTCATTCGATCCGCCGGAATTACCTCGTCGCCATCCGGCAAATCCGGAACATCCATCATAACCCGAATCCGGGCGATGATCGGCAAAACGGTCATATCATCATATGACGTTTTCGAGTTTATGACCATTTCCTCGACAAAATCAAACAGCTTGTCGAGAACGACTTTGACATTTTCGCCGGTCAACATTTCATTGATAAAATTCATGAGAAACGGAACGACGATGTTTTTAATAATCAGGTTTTGCATAGTGCCCCCTTTTTATATTTCGGCAATAAAACGCGCAAAATCGAACTTTTTCCCCGGGCACGACTTATTTGCAAACGCTCGATGTGGATAAACGTCTGACAAATTCAAGCCGAGATGCCCTAAAAGAAAACGGATCAACTCGAGGCCTTTTTGCCATTGTTTGAGCGGCGGCGCCCATGTATCAAAATTACCAACAAAGCACACACCGATCGAATCCCCGTTTTGCCCTCTCGCGTGTGCGCCCTGGACGTCCAACATCCGCCCGATGAAGGTTTCATAATAATTGCCGGCGAGCTCGATGCCGAAATGATATCCGACATCCGACCACGGCTTTTCGACGTGATAACCCTGGATCCGGAGCTCGTTCGCTTGACGCTCGGTTTTTATGTTACCCCGGAATTTATGCGACATATGATAATTGCGGATCGCGCCCCATGAAACCGTGCGCGAGTCTTTTGTTAAGCTATGATGAATAACTATTTTATTTGCTTTCACTTTGGAACATCCTCTATCTCGACCTTGAGCTCGGTCGCGATCCGCGTCAAAGTTACTGCCACCCATAAATTAAATTTGCCGTTTTCCTTGACCGCACTATTTCGAATCAATTCGCCGTCGCCGACTTTTTTTGTCAATGCCTTAATGTCGACGCAAACATCGTTTTGACAGTCGGCTTGCATGGCGACGCATCCTTTTTTAGTTACGAAAATGTTTTTTAATAGCATTACGCCCACCGTTCCAAGTATGCCCAAGCAGGCAAATATTGTATAAACGAGCTCCATGTGAATCAGTATTCCGGTAGCAGAGTGTTGCATTGACATGCCCTTTTTTTGACGTGGCCATCAAAGCCGCGTCAGTTAATGTTGAATCTCTTTTAGCTCGTCGGATGTGGCGGCGAGCCATATCGTAATCGTATATTGTCATAATATTGAGTCTCGGTCGCGGCCGGCCCTTGAACCTTGAGAGATTGCAAAATATGATCGGATCCGGTGTCGACCGCCGTTTGATTTATAAAGATTTCATCCCCCTCGAAAATGCCGTCTTGATCCGAGTCGATCCACATTCGAATTATCCCGTTTACCGCCCCGGGCCCGGATGCCACTTTTATATATATGCAATGGCGATACCATTCGTTTGTTGTGTGGGTTTCGTTCGACGCATAAAAGGCGGCGCCGTTGTCGTAATAGATTTCGGGCTCGAGATCCGAATACGTCCACACATCAAAAACATATTCCGAATTATCGTCATTATCGCCGTGCATGCCCTCATTTAACGAATGATCACCATAAACCCAATATTCGAGATAAAATTCATTCAAGCCCGGATGATCGTCGGAAACAGTTTCGCCGACATAAACCGTATTCGCACCACGAACGCCAATCGCATAGGATCCGACCTTGAAAATCGTCGGCTCTTGATCACACCAATCACCGTCGGCGTCGTACCCGTCGCAATCCTCGGCCCCGGGCGTCGTATCCCATGAAAAATCGCTGTCCTCATAACAAAAAAGCGTGTCATAACAAAAAGCATCTCGAGCGCCCTTGTCGCCGGTAATGCCTTTTTGATAAATAAACTTAACCTCGGCCGCAGACAATCCGCGACTAAACAGAATTACCTCGTCGATAAGACCATCAAACCCGTTCCCGCCGCCGTTGCTAGAATTCCCGACGATAAACCATGCCGTGCCGTCAAAGAGCCCCGCCGTATGCGCCGCCGGCGTCAAATCGTCGAGCTCGCCGTCAACATATAAATTGATTTCGACATCGTTGTAAGTAAGTGCGACATGGTGCCAATTTCCATCATCGATGGACGTCGTTCCATATACCGAAACCGCGGCCGCGCCATCGCTCGAGACAAGCCCGACAATATGATCGCTTGAATCATCATAAAACAAACGATATTGCCTTTGGCCGGCCGAATTTTTAGAAATTATGTATGTATCCGCGCCTTGATCATCCTCGATTTTTATCCACGCGGCGAATGATATTTGTTGATCGACGCCCGAGAGATCCGTCGCGCCGCCGTCGAGCTCGTAAAGCCCCTCGGCGTCGGCATCCTCGAAATCACGAGAGAACCCGGAATATCCGCTCGGAACGTCCGACGATGTCGGCATCGTGTCGGCCCCTCCGAAATGGCTGAGCGTGACGCCATTGCCGCTCGCATCCGCGGCGCCCATGCCGACAGGATCATTCATCAACCACGCCCCGACACAAGCCGGATCCTCGAGCGGGATCCATTCCGGATGCGGCGCCCGAAAATCGTTTATGACGATAAATTCATCGGACTTGAATTCGTCGCCCTGCGTGCCCCTAAAATCCGTGCCGAGTGTCAACTCGAGCGGCGTGCCCGTCCATGCCGTTAGACTGTCATTCTCGCCGACGGCGTCGCCCCATGATGGCGATTGAACGGCCGTTATATAATTATCATCCCCGACCGCGTCCTGATCCCACGAATAACCAAGATACCACCACCCGGAAGTTGCTCCGACCGTTATCGCGTCGCTCGTCGTCACGTTTGTGGCCGTCGCATTTCCCTCGTATGTGCCACGATAAGCCAAAAGCGGCGATATTTCGAGATGGCCGCGCATGGTATTGTTTATATCAAGATGCCCCTCCCACAACGTCGAATCGGTCGTGATAGAAACCTCTGCTCGAGTTTTGATCCATATCGTGCCTTGATTCCAATCGATCAAATCATCCGTTGAATTCGCCCATTGAATGCGATCGTCGGTCGAATTAGACATAAAACCGATCGAACCGTCGCCGGCCGGCAAATCCCCGATCGGCGTGTTTGACGCGATAAATTGATCGACAATGTAAACGACGTCATTTTCAACTTGCCAAGCGGCCCGATCGATGCCCGGGAAATTATCGGTTCCATTGTGCTGATCGGAAACAAGCACCGCCGACTCGAAATCTCCGGTCGTGCCGACCCACATCCGAGAGATGCCGTTTGCATTCGTCGACGTTTCGCTCGCCCATTGGATCCATATATAATACAAAACATCGATCGAAATATTATAATCGGATCCGGAAATCGACGCATGCCCGAAATTGATATCGCCATCCGTTCGTTGATGAAAAATACCCGCCCATGACAAGCCGTCTTTTACAATGAGTATGTCAGCATCGGACGACGGAAGGGTTTTCAACATATATCTAAATGCAAAATACGAGCTCGTGCCGTCTGGATGTTCATTTGAAAAGGCCTCATAGGTAGACTGTCCATTGACACTCATATATAAAGATTGATCGCCCCTTAATGCCGTTGTCGTATAATCTTCATTCGGAACGCCGGATTCAACCCATGTTTCCCAATTATCATAACCCGTACCCTCAAAATTTTGACAAACATCGTATTCGGCTTTGCACCCTTGATCGCCATACTCGAGCCCAATGTTCGCATTGTTTGTCGTGCCCTGTTTGATGGCCACCCCGCTATCATAACAAATCGTATCGGTATCGGCGCCCTCGAGCTCATTGTCGCCCGTCCAATATGAGAGATAATCGAATGTCGAGTCGCAATCATACGAAATCACGTCGTCGGTCGAAACCCCGGGAAAATGCAACATTTGAATTGCGAACGCGGGTCCGGACAAAAAGAAAAAAACTATTAAACTGTAATAGCAGACACGATGCCAACGCATGAATATTTTCCTTCGCATGAATATTTTCCTTTTTTTATGGTAAAGCCAAAAGGTTAAACCCGAGCGTGATGATCAAACCATCCCCGGGCGTCGTTCCCGGTACCGCATCGACATCGACCCGCCAAACATCGTTGGCGTCGGCGTCGTCGTTCGCGGCATTTATCACATATGCCGTCGCGGCCGTATCGGATCCGGTTTCGTCCTCATCGATCGTCAATGCCGTCGAAAAGAGATCGACGGAATCCGTCACATTATAGATATTGATCGTTGTCGTTTGCACACCGGTGCCCGTCGCGGCCGTGATGTTTTCCGCATGGGCATACGTTAAGAATAGATTGTCGAGCTTTTGCCCGACATGAAAATAAAACGCGCCATCGCCCGTCGCGACTTCGGTCGACCATTCGACGACAGACATTTGCACTTCTTCATAATCTTGATTGATGACGATTGATCCGACCTCGTCCGTTCGCCCTCCCATAAAACCGCCGGCGATCCCGACGAGCGTGTCGCCCGACGATCGCCCGATGCCCGTGTTTTGATCCGCGTTAAATGTATATACCGGATTTGTCGAGGTCGATGCCGTGCCGTCGAGGAAATAAGACGCAACCGTCGACGATGATATCTCATGCACGAAAGTCGCGACGCCGGTTTCGTCGATCGTCAATGCCGTTATGCCGGCCGCGCCCGTGCCAAACACGATGGATCCGGTCGCGTTTTCACTAATAATATAGATATGCTCGCCGGATGTGTTTCTCACTCGCCAATCTCCGACCGTGTTGATAAAATTCGTGTTGCCTCCGGATCCATGGATCGCCGAAAATTCGTCGGATGTGCCGAGATACAAGCCATTATCGTCGTCAATGTGAACACTATTACCCGACGCCGCGGCCGCCGCCAGGACACCCGCGACCGTTGTATATGATGTGGTGCCCTGATCCGTGTCGGCCGTGTTCGAAACGTCTTGAAAAACGATCAGATCATCCGACGCCGGCGTCGCGACGAGAGGAAATTGATCCTGCCATTGCGAAAAACCATACCCCGCGAACATGGCGATCAAGCATAGGATAAAACCCCTTAGAAAATTAATCATGGTCGATAACTCCTTTTTTGTGTCGTTTTTATCCCGAGGCCCGATGTCGATAGAATCAAACGCCCTTTCGTGTCTAATAAATAACCGGCATCCGTCGCCCCGGCGCCGATATAGTTCAAAGGAAATCGCGCCCGCCACCATTTTTGTAAAATGCCGGTCGCCGTAAATCCTCTTTGTAACAGGATGAATTTTTCATCGACCCACCCGGAACCGTCCGAGCTCGCCCCCTCTGGAACCGTCCACAATGCCGCGTCGCCCTCGAGCAGGTCGAAACCGTCGCCATATGATACCATTGTGTCGAGAATGTCGTGTCGATGTGCATGGATTGCGAGATAACGATTTGAAATTTGCTCGGCGCTCGATTTATCATTGACATCCGGTAAATTCAAAATCACGACCGGCCGCTCGCCGTATTGATAAAAAGAGCTCATACACGACTCATCGTTTGTACGATCGCGTTTAAGTTGCCCCTCATATTTACCCGACGCCATGTTTAAACCGTAATTAACGATTAAAGAATTGCACACGTTGCCGATATCAGTTTTCGAAAAGACGATCTCACCGCCGATATGATTGTTTAAAAGCGTCATGCGCTCGGCCGCATCGGCCGTCGGATCAAATGTTATAATGCCATATTTGCCGTTACGCATAACGAGAGATGATTGCACTTGTGAAAGGATTCGATTCGCGATATCGCCGGCATTCGCGGCCGCGTTGACATAGGATGCACACTTGATGAAAGGCAAAAGCACTTTGTTCGTGCCGATCGATTCGAGATCCGGTAAAATACCTATCCCAAATCGATCGATCAAATAATGTACGATCTCGGATGGATGCTCGATTAATTCGCCGGCCGTTCCTGTTATGCCGCCGGCGCCGTCGACAACGCCCCGCCCCGAGCATGTTAGTTTTTCGAGCGCGACTTGATCATTCGAAAAATCAAAATATGAATACGATCGGCCCTCGGTTATCGAGTCAAGAAAGGAATATCCGGCCGCGGCAATCACCGCCCCCTCTTTATCGTATACATTTTCGGTCGTCGCCGTGTATTCGGCATCGGTCGATTTTAAGAGCCCGAGCGAAACGAGATATTTAAATCCAGCTGTATCGATGCACAATAACGGAATGCCTCGATCAAAATTGCCGAAAACGATCGGCATCGCCTTGCCGGCGACCGATCCGCCGCCCGCATCGATGCGATGCAATGGAAAAGTGTCCTCGCTGATAAATGATTCCGGAATCACGCGTAATCGGCGATATGTGGCATCTTCGATCGTGAACGAATACCTTGACCGCGTATGACTGTCTTTTTTAAATGATCCCGTATATAAAAGCGATTGCGCCGTGATTTCGGCCCATGTCATGCCGTCGCAATAGGCATAAATGCGACATAATGCGCCGTCGAGCACTCGGGCGGTTTCGATGTCTTGTAACCGGTCGACGTTTAATAGAGTGATTTGAACACTACCCATAGAATGAGACATCGTGCCGAGATTGAGCGCCGACCCGACTTGACCGATGCTCGAGATCCTACCCTCGAAAAAATGATCCGAATCGACGGCGATGTCTTTTTCGGCCCACCGTTTAATCATGCCGTCAAAATCACATTCGACTAAAAAAAACACTTCCCTCGATGCCCGGAATTTATCTCGAATTGACATTAAATTTCCTCAAAATTCAAAGAAAAATTATACATGGTTTTAAACCAATGTTTCATATCAAGCCCGCCAATTATCTTGCATAGATAAACGTCGTTCATGTTGTCAGCATCCGGAATCAATGCGAGATTCCGGCCGCGCAATGAATTATAAAGCGCCTCGGCTTGCCGCACTGTGTGCTCGGATCCGGCCCAATTTACCGTAAATGTATATTTATTATCCTTTCGCTCGATCGGAAACATGCCGCCATGAGTCGGCCGCAAGAGCTCGACGCCCGTTTTGATGCCTTTGACATATCCGATCGCCCATGCCCGATTGAGCGTGATAACCTCGCCGGCGACCATCGCCCCGACTTGATAATAATCGTCCGGTGTGTGTTGAGCCGGAATATTAAGCCGGAGAAATCGTTTTAATGAACCCGTGAATTCGGCCGCGGCTTTTGATCCATAAATCCGGAACGTGTCCAGGGCGGCGAGACTATGCGCCGCGGTTTCGTCTAAAACGATATAATCGCCGACATTGTCGCGGATCCGCCACGCCTCGCCGGAATCGGTGCCGGATGTGGCCATATAAAACTTGCCTTTTAATTCGTGATTTTTGTAATTTGCAAGCAATGAAGTGTCGGAGATGTGGTTTTTGACGACCTCGTCAATCGTGCCGCTCGCGAGCGTGAAAAGAATATCCTCGTCGATGGTCGGCGACGTCCATACATCGGTTGCGTGCATTTGGAAATTTGCATCCCAAAAATTGCAATTGAACAACGCGACACCCGAAACCTTATAAACCTCCTCGGCGCCATGACCGATGGAAATACTTCGTTCGACGTTATCCGCTATCGATCGATAAACTTGATTGACGCTGTTCGCGATAATGTTTTTCGCGGCATACTGCCATTGCGGCTTAAACGTCCACGAATCGCCGACGACGCCCGATGCGCCGTGCCATCTCAAATTGACATCGCATATCAAATGTTGCTTTACGTTGTTTTTGCCGGTCGCGATTCCATATAAAATATGGTTTGCAAGACGATGTCGATTCGATACATGCGCCATTAAAATATTTTGACCAACGTCGCGATAACAAACCCAAATCCTTGAACCATAAACGACCGAAACGTGCACATCGCGGCGATCATAAGCCGGATCCGGACTTGAATTAAAAACAACCGATCCAACCCACGTTAGACCGTTATCCACCGATGAAGTGTGAACTATTATCCCAAAATCAGCAGACAAAAGCGGATATTCTTGTAAATAAAAGCAAAATATTTTTCCGCCCGGATATGTAATCAGATTCGGCTCTTTTCGCATGGTCGCCCCACCATAATCGGAAATAGATATCGCGGCCCCCCACGTCGCCCCGCCATCCGAGGATATTTTGCATTTTATCTCGGTATCGCCGATGGCATCCTCGTCGGTTTCATAAGCACAAACGATGTCGCCATTCGCGGCGATTGTTGCCGATGGACTTCCCTGATCGTTTGCCTCTTGAACGACCGTAATCTCAGAGCCCCACGTAAACCCACCATCATCGCTTATTTGACACCTGATATCGTCGTTTTCATCGTTAAACGCCAATAAATTACCATTCGGCAGTTGAATGCAGGATTTTATATTGGGCGTCACAAGCACCCCGGCCGACCATGTTGTGCCATTGTCGTCAGAATAAAAAATCTCCGTTCCCGCCGCCCCTCCGAGCCATGCAAAGACCATTATTCGACCCGAATCAAGAACGATAACATCGGTCAAATAATAACTATCATCCTCGTCGATATCGTTTTGTGCCGACCACGTCACACCTTGATCCGCGCTCGTTTTATACGAGAGATCGTTTCCATTGTCAGAAAAAAAACAAATCAAAGTACCATTCGGCGCCTCTATCACCTTTGCGCCGGCGCCGCCCGCATTCCCTCTCATTTCATAACGATGGATTTCTGTAGGAGCATATTCTTGACCCAATTCAGTAGTGCCGCCGGTATAACTCCATTTAAAAAGCGCACTTCCAAGATCGCCCGAGCTCATCAACTCGACCGTAAAATCAAGATCGGCGGCCGGGATTGTTAAAGTAAATGTGTCCCCATTAACCGGCGCCGATGTTACATTCGGAGAAAAGTATATAAGCCCGTATCCGGTTTCATTGTGTACAATGGTAACGACCTCGCCGTCGTTCGTGCCGGAAGTAAATTCAATTTTCGCGCCGACGAGAGAATCCACGTCGAAAACCTCTAAATTTGTATCAAATAATGAATTTGTCGCAAGTGACCACATAAAGACGTCGTCGATAATTATATAATCCCCCGGATCCGAATCGGCGATAGCTCGTATTATTTCCAGATTCGCCGCACCCGTTGCCGTCGCGACCGATGTCCATTCGAGCAATGTCCATGTTGTCGCGTCAACGGCAAATGTCTCAGAAACACCCGTCAAATTCGCATGCGTGACCGTAACCGTGCACGCTTCATTGCAATAAACCCACCCTACAAACTTATATGTGACAGCGTTTACCGTCGTGAACGATTCCCCGATGCCGATTCTCTCACCATCCGCAACACATTCGACTTTTTGAGCCCGGATGCCATCATGCACGATCGTCGATTCTTCGGTGTATGTTTGCGAGGCACCGGTCGCAAGCCATCCGAGCGCGATGCCGGCCGTCCACGAACCCTCAAAAGCGCCATTCGGGATTGAATTCTTTCCGACCGTGCACGCGCCATTATATGTAAAAGTGTTAATGGTGCCGTTTTCATCTCCGAGAGTGATAGGTCGGATTTGGCCCGTATTAGTGACAGCCGCCACGGGTTGCCCGATATAAATGCCATCTTGCTCGTCGATCGTTCCATTATCGAAATGATCGTCTTTTATCTGATCCTCGGCAATTATTTTAACTGTCATACGTCTAACCCTATTTGATCATTTTTTACGACTTGATATTGCACACCATGCCGGCCGCTTTGAGATGCCGACATCCGATCGGCAAACCATTGATCGACGTCGGATGTGCATATCACGCCTTTATTAATAAAATATACTTTCGTGCCAGCGCCGCCCGATCCCTCGGCCGAAACCGACTCGCCTTTTTGCAATCGATAAAGCCCGTCTTGCGGCACGTAATCCGTGCCGGTATGTAAGCATCCATAAAGATCGTCGATATTTGGAATCGATGTTTTAATGAATTCCCATAACATGCCCGGACCATCGGCGAATATATCCTCGAGGATCCCCGACGTTTGTGGCCAATACTGCCCGGGCTCGGCGATGTCTTTAGCGACTTGTTTTAATGGTTGTCGAATGAGTTTTTGCACATATTCCCAAAAGGCATCCCAATCGATCAAATCATCCATACAATCGCCCAAAATATCATAAACGCCCTCGAGATTGTCTTTCATCCCTTCCCATCCGGACGAGAGAGCGTCGCCGAGTGTCATGTCGCCGCCAATGACTTGACCTAAATTATTTAACTGGTCTTGTGTCCATCCGGCCGCGCCGCCGATGATCTCGTCGATCGTATCGCCCCCGGGTAAACCTCCGACAATGTCGTCGAGATTCGGCGGCGAAAAGGAAAACGACGGCCCAAACCCCGGCCCCGGCGTCGTGGTCGTCGTGCCCCATCCCGTTTGACCCTCTGCATATTGCAAAGGATCTCGATAGTCTTGAATCCCCTCGCCGTCATAATATCGTTTGATCTGGCCACCATTCGCCCAATCAACATTATTTGACAGAAAATCGCCGGCGCCTTTTACGACAAACGCCTCGGCGATCGTGCTCAAAAGAAAGCCGGCCGCATATCCGAGCCCGAACCACGGCCCCCCGGCCATCGTGCCGGCGCCGAAAGCAAATGTCGTACCCAAGGCCATCGAATCGGCGACGCCTTCCCATGGCGGCGCGAGATCGTCGCCGTCAAAGTGTCGTTTGACTTGACCGCCCGAGGCATATCCCTTGTCGGCATTGATTGCCTTTAATTGGCCGAGATGTTTTGCCGTTGATCGTTTATTGACCACGAACTCGCCGCCCATTCCATAGTGATCGATCCCCGGTGTACTACCGAGAAAGACATCGTCGGCAATTCCGGATCCCTCGCAGATAGAGCCGCCGCACGGATGCCTCGAGATCCACCCACCCTCGGCGAAATTGTTTTTTAAACCTTGTGCCGTGACGATGGCCCCCGCGGCCGCCGCGATATATACCCCCATTTGGATCGCCGCGGCTTGAGCTCCGCCCCATCCGGCGGATGCCCCGGATTCGACGGCGCCGAGCGTAACATTCGCGACGATCAAATCGATCAAGGTATCCATGACCTTTGTCAGCATTTTAGTCGCAAATTGAGCGAGTGCGGATTCCATGTTTTGTAGCAATGTTTCGCCGAGTTTTTCCATATCCATCGCACCATCGATCATCATGTCGACCGCCTCGCCAATAACGTCGACGACCCCGTCGTGCAATGCCAGGATGAAATCTTTTACCGGGCCCGCCATATCATTCGCATCCTTGATAATTTCCGCGAATCCCTCTTGAATGCCCTTGACAGCCCCATTCGGCCCATTCCAAAGATCCGCCATGGTGCTCGTTTCATCATCCCAATTATTTCGCATGCTGGCCCAGGACGTCGCCGCAAAATCGACTTGATCCTTGACGTCGTCTTTTGTGCCCTCAGTAAATTGGCCCCAATTGTCGTGCATCCCGGGTGTGAGTTGATCCCATTCGGATTTTAGACGATTCCACTCCATGACGTTATCGTCGACCATGCCGACATTAGATCGCATGATATGGTCGGCCGATGTCGTAAATCCATTTTCCCAATTATCGGTGAAATTATCCCAATCGGCTTGCATCTCGCGCAATGATGCTTGATTCTCGAATTTCGCGACATTAACTCGAGCCGTGAATCCATCCGACGGATCCGTGAAAACCGACGACCAATTGTCTTTAATGGATCTTGACGCATCGGCGACGTTTGCATCGATCTCGGCCATTTGAGTCTTGGATGCCCGGGCGGCATCGTGTAGGAATTTGTCGGTTTTCTCGAGAGCATCATTCGCGAGTAGTTGTTCGCGTAACCATACCCCCGTTGCATCGGCCATGTTATGAGTCGCTTTTATCGCGTCGCCGATTAAAAAATTATATAGAGATTGTAATTTCGTGTCGGTCGTTTCAAACAGCCATCCGAGATCCTCAATTAAATAAACCGTGTTTTTCGCAAAGGAGATTAACGCCGGCGACGTGTCTTTTATCAGCTTGTTGAACTCGATCATCGTTTCAGTCGCAAGCGGTATGAATTCGTTTCCGAGATCCGCCCACAAGTCGCCCATGACGGCCTCATTCGCTTTCATAACATTTGCATAACTTAACGCCGTCCGCTCCATATCGCCGATGGCAAAAGTCGACGCGTCCACAATGATATTATAAGCGGCGAGCGCCTTATCCGATGCCGTGATTTGATCTTTTGATTCGGCCAATCCATCTTTATAAATCCGCTGTTCGACGCTCGCGGCCGTCAGTACAACGCCGTATTTTTTCATCGTTTCATAATTGCCGACGAGTGCCGATTGAATGTCGCCCATGACCGTCGCCGTGTCTTGATTATTGAACGATCCGAGATCCGCCGATAGTTTGACGATTTCGCCGGATAATAGCGCCGCATCCTCGGCACCCAAACCCAACGGCACGAGCAAATCTTGCATGGCCCCCAAAAATTTACGAGCGGAACCCGTACTCATGGCGTAACCGCTCGTCAATTCATCGACAAATTTTTTCGCGTGCTTTTCTTGACCCTGGAAAACCGTTTCGAATTTACTGGTTATTTCTTGCAAATCACTCGCGGCGCCGATCGCCTTGATAAGCCCCGCCGTAACGACGCCGGCCGCCGCGACGCCGGCAATCCCAACAGCTGCCCAATTTACTTTGCCTATGCTTTGATTCATCCGGCCGGCCGAACCATCGATGTCGCGCTCGGCCGACATTAAATCGCCACGCAAGCTATCTTTGACGGCTCGGACGTAAACGAGAGCGGATCCTAATTTTGCCATTTTTTAGATGCCCCTTTTTTATCCACGCCCGCGCCCTTTAATAATTTTTGTTGTTGTCGATAAAGGTTTAAAGTCTCTTTTCCTCGCAATAACAGTCTGAAACAATACTCTCGATCATCATATCCCATAATGTATCGATCAATAATTTGAAAAACGGCCGCATTATTAACGCCGATTTGTGATTCAATAATATCAAATATTTTGGCCGGCAAAATGTTTTCGGGATCCAAAGGGGGCACACAATCAGCGCAAGGCGGAATCTCGTCATAAAGCTCATACGTCATTTTGCATTGATCGCATGACGGCTTTTCCGACATCGCGATTATGTGCTCTTTAAGTTTTTTTCCTGTCCCTTTGCCTCGTCTGCTAAATCCTTCGAAAGAGTCTCGCGGCAATCGGCGACGAATTCGATAAATCCCTCGATCTCGCGCATCGCTTTTATGATGTTTTCCGGATTGCATTTCATCTTTTTGTTTTGAAGATTATAGAAATTTTTCCAATCCTCAACGCACGCGAGAAATGTTTCGCGCATATCTTGGCCCCGATTTGATGTTTGCCGCATGACGGCCGTTTCGGGTTTTTTTGTCTTTTTATCGAGCTTATATTCGACCTCGTGTTTGACGACATTGTCCGAGATATCTTGAATCTCTCCCGGGCTTAAATGTTTGACTAAAACGCTCGATTCGTCCGGATCATCCGGAATCGGAAACCATCTTGACTCGCTTTTTTTAATCCGCATAATGTGCCCCTTTCCCCTGTTAAAAGTGTAATACAAAATAGTGGACAGGGATCGACGAAAGGGCGAATTCCCGTCGACCCCTTAGAGTCGCGACCCCTGGAACGTCCGCGCCATCAATTAGATCAAACGCATTGCACCGACGACTCGGCCCGTAAAATTGATTTGCATCAATCCGGATCGATCGGCAGATATCCCGGGCTCGCTTGTAATATTGATATGCGATACCGGTACCGCGGCCGGCAACCCACCCCCGGCGACCGTCGTGCTGTTAGGCGTCCAATAAGATACCAAATTGTTATAGAACCGCAAATCGGTCAAATTGGATTTGAAGAAAAACGCCGCCCGGATCAATTCTTGCCCCGTCGCGTCGTCTGGTTTATACAACCCCCGAAAAGACACTTGCCCGCCGGTGATCAAGCCGAGTTTCATGTCATAATAAGCGTCGAGAAATTCGGTGTCGTCTAACTCTGCGACGGAACCGCCTCCGATTTCCCAAGAGCCCAGGCCGAGGATAGTATTCGCGCCTAATGTTACCTTACAATTGATTCCTATTATTGATTCCCCTGCCATGATAAAAACCCCCTATTTTAAAATGTTTGCACCTACGCACGCCCCGCCGTGCCGTGCAATTTTTGCCACACCTTGTAAAGATCCCAATCAACCGCGACAAGGCTTAAATGCTGAATATTCGCCGTCACATCGGCAAATATTTTATATCCTTTTTCCTTCAATTTGAAACAAAATCCGATATCCTCGCCGATCGGCGCCCCGGTTTTCTCGTCGGCGACGAGCTCAAACCATGGAAAATCGATATCAAGAAAAATGTCGTTTTTATACATGATGCACCCGCACCCCGTCGCGTCGACCTCGATCAATTCTTTCGAGTGCATGGCCCCCTCGATCTCATCGTCGGAAACCGACACGAGCTCGTCTTTTTTGCCCCGGAAAATGACCGGATCAAACGGCGGATATCGCCTTTGAACCATACACCCGAGAACATCTTTATCGGCCGACATCATTCTCGGGATCATATCTCGAGCACCATATATTTGATCGGTGTCCATCATAATCGTATGAGTGCACCCAAAATTTAAGGACTGCATAACGAGATTATTCCGCACGGCGTCATGGTTGCCCGGGAAATCCGGAAACACGATCGTATAATCTTGCGGCTTATCCATCGCCAGGAACGAAAACATAAAAGACGAATAGACCTTTGCATCGATCAATGGAAAAGCCACACACACCCGCGGCCCATGGAGTCGCATGGTTCGAGCTATTTTGCGCCGAAAATATATTTTTTGATCGTTTTGAAAAGCGCCGTTCTCATATGCGCGTTTGTAGTGCTCGTCATAATCGGCCGTTTGAAATATTGGATGTAGATGCTCGATGCGTGCATCCTCGGCATAAAACCACCGCCCGAGCTCGGTCGCGATATCCTTTATTTCGTCGTCACAATAGCAATGATGATAATCGGTCGAGAATAGATCGCCGCCCTCGATGTGCTCCGCGATCCGCCGATCCGCGAGCCAATGTGCGTGATCATTGCCGCCCGAGTTGAAACCGACGACGCCCCACCCGTCAGGAAGGTTTTCCATTGCCTCGAGCGCGTATTTTAAAAAGTTTTTTTCCGGCAAACAGTCGTCGCCGATAAATGCGATCAAATCGAACTTGGCCCGCTCGACGAGGCCTTTCAACATCCTCGGGCATCCGATCATTTCCTCGTCGAATTCCGTCACGATTTCAAAGTCGCTTTCCGGCACGCCGGCATTGTCAATAATAGCGTTGACGCAATCTCGCGCCTTTTCTGGTCTGATTATTGGAATACAAATGCTTACTTTCCGCCCCATGATTTTCGCCCTCCTTTTATGATTTAACTAATAAACCGTAAGTGTGAATGATTCGAAGCTCGCCGCACGTGAGTCGATCCTCGAGCTTTATGATCTTAAATTTTGCCCGGGCACCTATTTCGACGCGATGAATCTCGACCGTCCAATAAAGCCACGAATTATAATTCCAAAACGATCGATGTGTCGGATCTTGCCATGCACCGCGGCCGTCGGTCGATGGTATCGAAAATTCGAACTGACCACCGGTGATTAAAACGCGCCAAATCTCATCGATAACGAAAACGACATTTTCCGGCCGGATATGCTCGAGGAAATCAAACGCTCGAACCATATCGATTGTGTTATTATGATAGAGAGATAAACCTCTCTCAACATCCAAAACGACATCCGGCTTGACTCCCGCTCGAATGTCGATGTTTTCAAACCCTCTGATTTTTTTGGCCCCGCAACCAAGATTTATTTTCATCGCGCCCCCTATGTTTCGACAGTAATCCTATATTGAATCGTGTATTGCCAAACCTCGTTTATCTCATCCCGCAAAGGATATGCCCACGTGCGCTCCATTCTTAAAAAGTCATATCCGGATACCGTGAGCGTGCATTCATCAAAGAGCGCCGTCAATTGTTTGTAATAGGTATTTAAATTGACGGCGCTCGACTCGTTCGTGAAAAGATTAAATTGCATGGTGATTTCTTCTTGAAGCTCGCCGCCCATCCAATGATCCGGCCCGAGGCCTAAAAAGGCATACACACAATATGGAAACGGATCCCCTTGACGTGCTGTATGGTGCCTAAGTCGACCGCCCAATGACGTATAAATCGCCGGCTTTTCTCCCACCGGCGCGAATAATGTCATAATTGCCGCTTGAACTTCTTGCATGGATAGACCCCTTTAAAACTTGATCGAGCATCCCGTCGATCGCGGTTTGTTTCTCAATTTAACGTGCGCCTGACCGTTTGTATCGGCCTCGATGGAATCGTCAACGAACGCCGCCACCGCAAAATAATAATCGCCGAGCTCGGTCAATCCGGTGATCGGCGCCTCGCAATCGACCCCCGTGCAATTGGCCACATCAAACGTCAAATATTCGTTACCCGGGCCCGTGACAAAAACGCCCGACACTCGCGACATATAAAGCCGAAACCCGACGATATCCGGATCCGTCGCGCCGATGTTTTCCCAACATACATTAAATGGCTTGCCTGGAACCGTCTTATGATCCGAAACGCCGCCGGCGCAAATTTCTTGCCCGATCCCCGTGCCCACACCCAAAAGCAAAAATACAATAATTGAAACGCCTATCAATTTGACCATTTTCATCGTGCCCCCCTTTTTTTAAACTAAGTTGGTGAATTGCCGCATTATAAACGATTTGCTCGATTTTAATGGGTTTCGTAAATACGGGATCGGCTCCGGGTTTTTTACGGATCCGACCTCGACGTGTAAGGCATAGAAGTGACCCACAAACCCGCGGCCCTGCGCCTCGAGCGCCCATCCGCCCCCGGGATATCGGCTTTTCGTTATCTCGATTTGACTCTCAAGATTTCCGGTCGGATGATTTGCATGGGTTTTTAAAAACACTAGGCTTTTAGCATGAACGTGATCGATGCCCTTTTTTGCCGCCTTGTCGCATTCGACGTCGACAAACCCGATAAATTTGTCGACATCGATGTCGATATATTTTTTTCGAGCGGCCATTAAACGATAACCTCCGTCGCCATGATCTCGAGGTAAATTTTTCTTTCCTCAAAATCACGCGGCGCCCCGATGATTTTAAATGATCTCGAGCCAAAAACGATGTGCATTTTTGAATTAACGCCGGCGAGATGCCGAATGTAAATTTTATGTGTAACCTCGGATTTGAGCTTTTTGTGTTGCATGAACTCATATCCCTTTAGCGGCGATATTTTTGCCCACGCATCCGAAAACTTTACCGGCGTAACCGTAACCCCGCCGATGCCGTCGTCGGCCTCGGAATTATAATTGATCCGAATTTTATGTCTAAGCTGTCCCGCTCGCATCGTGCGACCCCCAAAGTTTATATAAATATGAAAGCCTTGTCACCATGCCCGTTTTCGTCAATGTGAAACCTTGACCGATAAAATCCGGCTCGCGATTTTCGTTGAAATCGGAAACGATCAATTTGATCATGTGCTTTATTGTTTCCGGAACATCGCCGGCATCGGCGCCATATCCACAGATATACACAATCTCGATCGGCATTGACGGATAAAGAGATGCGGATGGCCATGATTTGCCGTATGCGAGCACAATTCGCCCGGGCTCGCGGGCAGTCTCGACGATATAATCCGTCGCGGCAAACGTCTTTTGATCGCCATTGGTGTCGGTATATTTGATTGATGTTACCGATTGAAGTTTCCCATATGGCAATAATATCATGCTTTTGACCGGCCATTTATTTAAATAGACCGTGACCGTTTGAGTCATAAGCCGCCGGCGCAAGGTTTTCTCGGCAGTTTCCCGGGCGGCCGTGAGAGCATGCGCCAAATAGACATCATGGTCGGTGTTGTCGAGATCAATCCGTAAATGTCTTTTTGCTTCGGCAAGAGATACAGGCAAAAGAGTATCGACAATAAATTGATATGAATTGCCGAGCGACACGCCGGCGCCCTCGTCGCTATCATATGTGCCATCGACGAATATTATCCGGATCCCTGGATCATCCCATCCGCTCGAGGCGAGATCATCGCCCTCGAGAGTGACATCGACGCTTGTATCTTCGGTGATATCGACATCCTCACGAGAATTGACGATATCGCCGGCGAGTGTTTTTAATGTCCAGGTCGTGCCCACATTCGGCGTCACGGCCACGCCGGCAAAATTCGTGAATGATAAAGTCGCGACATATGTGCCGTTAGGCAATGCCCGGGTTGAAATATCAGTCGGCATCATGGCCCCCTGTTAAAAAAACGAATTATTATCGAATAAACCCTTGCACGATGATCGTCGAATCCGCGGCGCCCACCGCATCGGCGACTAAATCAGCGGCCGCGGCCAATTTTGCCGGCCGTGAAAATGTAATAGGAAAAAAGCCATTCGCCGGTATGTGTAGCGGCCCGACGACGACGGCCGTCACGGCGCCGCCCGTTTCACCCTCGCCGATCGTGATTAATTCCGCAGTTAAGCAATTTATATAAAGCCGTTCGACATATATGCTTTTTCCCGTTACGCCCGCTTTTAATGTTTCACATCCGGATAAATCGGCAGAAAAACCGTTTACAATAAATCCGGCGCCGGCGACATCTATTTCAATCAACGTAATAGCCATTTTTAAATCTCATCCCTCGGCATAATTATGCCTTGTCGGTGTTTTCATACCAATCGATGTGTAGTGTTGCCGGATCCGTGTCCGCTCCGAATATTGATAATTGATATTTTGTGTTTTGTTTTAGTATGATTTCGTCACGGTCGGCGCCGCTTGATCCGGATGAAAACTTATCGCCGGCGACGAATTCATCCCATAAGGAAACGCCACCGGTCGCGAGCGTCCCAATCGATCGCCGGCGGATCCGATGCCCGCCGGCGATCTTATTTAAACGCTTTCCGATCGCGTTATAATTGAATTATTACTCGCTATCGGCCGCCGGCAATATCATGCCATTAAGTGCGGCCTCCTCAACGACTCGGTTTTCAAAAAATACCATGCCGGTACCCGTGTCATAGTTCGACGCGATGGTCGTGTGCCGGCCATTGATAAGGCAATTCGCCATCACACCCGTCGAATCCGTTCCGAAATCGACGACGATGGTCGCGGCTTTTGCATTCATAAAAATACTATCATGGATATATAGATCGAGCGATGGCGCGACCTCGTCATAAATAGCCCCGTTCGTATATCCAAACGCGCCGGCCATAAAGAGATTTTTGATCTCTCCGCGATCGGCGGCCCCCTCTAAAACAATACCTCCGACACACTCGACCGTATCGTTATAAATTCGGACACCATCGAGCAAAAAATCATCGCCGGCGGCCGTTATGGTAATTATGTCGACCGTGTTGTTGCCGGTGTCGGATCCATGGATTTTAATATCTCGCAATGTGGCATGCGCGGC